AAGGGCAAGAACCCGGACACCCTGCTCCGTATCACTCCCGCACTGGTTGACGGCACGCCCATCATCAAGGTGGAAACCCAGAGCCTGAACCAGCAGTAAGCCAAGACCGCCGACAAACAGAAAGCCGCCTTTCCCTGCGCCAACAGGGAGGGGCGGCAAATGGCGGGACAACGCATTGCAGTAATGTTTCCCGCCCTCATTTTATCAGAAAGAAGAGGGATTTTCAATGTTTGGTTACACCGCTTATCAATTTTCTGTCGTGGGCCCGTTCGCCCTGGTCTGTTTCCTCGGTGCCGCTGTGATGTGGTTCAGCGGCATCCGGTAAGGGGGTGTGCGGCATGTGCCTGAATGATGTAGATTATGGTCAGTTGGCCGGAGCTGTAGAGCACATTCAAAATCTGCTGACGATTTTTGAAGAATGGTTTGAAGAAAGCCACAAAGCGAATGACCTTGACCGAAGCCACACAAGAGACGAGATCGCGTTTCTGTGGGAAGCTTCTCCTCGGTATAATTCGCTCCTAGGTGCTGCTATGTGCGATATTACAGATTTGAAAGACCAGCTCAACGAGCTGACGGACAAACAGATTGCAGCTATGGAAGCCGCAAACAGGTAATTGAAATGACATTGCAAGGTAAAATTCTTGCAGTTAAGTCCCCTTTATAGTACAATATGAGCGTAGTACAGACGCTCTTTCAGACCATTACAAAGAGTAAAATTTGACGGTGGTGCGTTGAGTACATAGCGCCACCCCCCACCCCTGAGAGCGTGTTACAGCCCCGGAAAGGCTGCTGCACGCTCTTTTTATTTGCCGGAGGTCATTCTATACCATGAAGAAAAGGCTCAAGAAATGCCCTGTCTGTGGGGCTGTGATGTACCAGTTTGCACCGGGAATCCGCTGTCTTGACTGTGAGATGAAGCAAGCCCAGGATGAACGGGAACGGAACCGCGTAAAAACTCTGGCATGGGCTGCATATCATCTGGAACACGACGAACGGCTGTCACTGGGCGAAGCTGCTGTGATGGCTGATGCTATGGGCATGAGCTACGGCGCATACAGTTTACAGTTGTCCCAGCAGAAACGCAATGTAGCAACAAATTGACATTGCATAGCATTATATTTGCATTTTACAACAGAATGTGGTATACTGACCATAGCAGGCGGTTTATAGCGCCGTCCAACTCCTGACTGCTCTTTGCTGCACGGTCTGGCTGTGGGTGTGCCATGACCCACGATCAGAGCGCCCAGCATTGCAGGAGCGGACATACCCCCTTGCACCGGACTTTTCCTTTCCCCGGTGCACCATGCGCGGCATAAGGTTTGCCGCCTGCTGCTTTTTACGTCTACTCATACGGAAAATGAGGTGCTATCAATGGAAAATCCCAACCCTACCCCCAGCGCCGCCCAACAGGCCGAAAATAACGGCTCTGAGCGGATGTTTACCCAATCCGAACTAAATACCATCGTTGCAGATCGGCTTGCCCGTGAGCGCTCCAAGAGTGCCGAGCGCGTGGGCGACCTTGACGCACGAGAAAAAGATCTGAAAGCCCGCGAGGAAGCGTTGGAAGCCAAAAGCCAGCGTTTCAGCCAGTGGGAAGCCCGGGAAGCCTGCAAGCAGTATCTGGCTGATAACCATATCAGCGCGGCGCTGCTGGATAAGCTGGACACCAGCGACCCGGAAGCGTTCAAGACCGCTGTAAAGGCGGTGCAGAGCGTCACCGGCAACGGGTTCACCGTCACTAAGACGACCACCGGCGCAAAGGTAGACACCCCGCCGACCTGGCTTTCCCAGGGTAAAGACAAAGACGCTGAGTTAAAGCGGGCTTTCGGTCTGAACAACTGAAAGAGGATCTATAAATGGCTATTGAGTTAGCGACCCAGTTCCAAGCATATACAGACGAACAGTTTTACTCCGAGAGCAAGACCAGCCTTGTGACTAACAAGGATTTCAATTTTGATGGCGCAAAGACCATCAAGCTGTATAAGATGCAGTCCACCGAGATGGAGGACTTCAACCGCAACGGCCCCATTCTCGAGGGAAACAAGAGCCAGTACGGCACGATCAGCACCCTGCAGGCCACTACCGAGACATTCACGATCAACAAAGATCGTTCGTTCACTTTCGAGGTGGACAAGATGGACACGGACGAAACCAAGATGCAGGTTGCAGCCGCCAGCGCTCTGGCACGCCAGCAGCGTGAGAAGGTGTTCCCGGAGATTGACTCCTATGTTTACAGCGTGATGGCAGCAAATGCAGGCATTAAGCCGGAAGCCGCAGCCCTGACCGCTGAGAACATCTATACGCAGATCATCACGGCAAACGCCCAGATGGATGATGCAGAGGTGCCCGCATCTGACCGCGTGCTTATTCTGACCCCCACCGCCTACACGCTCCTGAAGCAGTCCAAGGCCACCTTTGACAATCAGGACATTGGTGCAGAACTGCGCAAGAAGGGCGTTACCGCCCAGCTGGACGGCCTGAACGTGGTCAAGATCGCGTCTAACCGCCTGCCCGCGAAGTTTGGCTTCATGATCGCGCATCCCGTGGCTACCGTGGCCCCGGTCAAACTGGCAGAGTACAAGATTCACCTTGACCCGCCTTTCCTGTCCGGCAGTCTGGTGGAAGGCCGTATTTACTACGACTGCTTTGTTCTGGAAAACAAGGCAAAGGCTATATATTATCAGGCAATCGCCTGATATGGCATCATCTGGGCGCATGGGGCAACCTGTGCGCCCTTTTTGTATCGAGGTGAGTATATTTGAAGATCAAACTTTCAACTCCCGCAGAGGTACGCCGCACGCTGTCCAAGATCGCAAATATGCTGCTGAATAACCAGATCGACCCACAGCGGGCAACGGCTATCACAAATTGCTGCAACAGCGTTCTAAACTGCATCCGCATTGACGAACAGCAGAAGAAGCTGGCAGAGCTGGAAAAGCTGCTGGACGAGGTGGAAGCGAATGGAGCTTGACCGACTGGAAAAGCGCATCCGGGCACTACAGGCCCGGAAAGCGGCCAGAGCTGCCACGTTTGAGCGCGTGCAGGGCATTGACCCAACTGAGCACGAAGCGGCTGTGTACCACGCTATCCACGCGGATATAGAAGCCGATGCACACACCTACTACAATCTTCCCGGTGGGCGCGGCTCCTGCAAATCGTCCTTTGTGTCGTTGGAGATCGTGGACGGCATCCAGAAAGACCCCACAGGGAACGGCTCTGCTGTGGTGTTCAGGCGGTGGGGCAGTACCTTGAGGGAATCCGTGTTTGCACAAATCCAATGGGCTATTGACGCGCTGGGCGTGTCTGACCTGTGGAGCTGCACTGTGTCCCCTATGCGCTGCACCTACCTTCCTACCGGCGCACAGATCATCTTTCGAGGGCTGGACGATAACAGCAAGATCAAGTCCATCAAGCCTGCAAAGGGCTTCTTTCGGTGGGTATGGTTCGAGGAATTTTCCGAGCTGCCCGGTGAAAATTTTGTACGCTCTGTAATGCAGTCTGTAGGCCGTGGCGGTAAGCCTGTGGTGTTCCGCAGCTTCAACCCGCCTGTGTCCCTGAATAACTGGGCAAATAAGTTCATCCAGCAGCCCAACGAGGAAGCATTGACCCTGCACACGGATTACACCCAGGTGCCCCCGGAATGGCTGGGAGAGGTGTTTCTGAACGAAGCCCAGCGCATCCAGAGCCTAAACCCGAAGGTGTACGATCATGAGTATCTGGGCATCCCTACCGGCAGCGGCGGCGAGGTATTCACCACGCTGGAAGTGCGCGAGATTGCGGACGAAGAGCTTGCAATGCAGTGTTACCGCTATGTTGGTGTTGATTTCGGCTTTGCGTCTGACCCTGCTGCCGTTGTGGTGCTGTACTACGACCGCAGCACCGAAACCATCTATTTTGCAGATGAAATTTACAAGCGCGGCCTATCAAATGAAGCCCTTGCCGCCGAGATCAGGGCGCACGGCCTTGACCATGTGGGCGAAAGCAGGAAAAACCCCATCACAGGCGCAGAAACAGCCCCGGAACAGGTTATTTATTGCGACTGCGCCGAACCCAAGAGCATCATGGACTTGCGCACATACGGCTTGCAGGCCCGACCCTGTACCAAGCGCCCCGGCTGTGTGAACTACCGCATCAAGTGGCTGCAGAAGCGGACGCTTGTAGTTGACCCCCGGCGCACGCCCAACATCTACCGTGAGTTTTCACAATATGAGTACGACACGGACAAGGACGGCAATTTTCTGCCCAGTGTGCCAGACGCGGAGAACCATACAATAGACAGCGTTGCATACAGCCTTGACCGTCTTATTTTCAACAAGAACGAAGGAGCGTAAAATCATGCTGGAAATGCACCTGACCTGCCCCCATTGCAAAAAGACCTTTGTTGTTTATCCGCTTGTGGCAGCTGTGGAGCTTGACGGCTTTGTTGACTGCTGCCCCCGCTGTCATACATCCGTTGGCTATCGCTGGCTTGAAGAAATCCAACCGGCCTTTTTGCAGCTGGCAGATATTGACCAGCGCATGAATAGCGATAAGGACGGGCAGCCGCTGCCGCCTGAAAAACAGGGCTGGAAGATCGAGATCAGACAGGGATAAAAACACACTAAAATCCAAAAATGTGGTAAATAGTGTGGTATGTGCAAAGAAAAGCACCTAGATTTTAACGAATCTAGGTGCTTTTTACTGGTGGAGGCGATGGGAGTCGAACCATCATCTATGATTTCACGAGCAATACGATAGAGAAAAAACCTTAAAACTACGGCAATTTTCTTTTGACTAATATCATTTTATAAATCAACACTCATTCGTAAGATGTAAAAGTGCGTGAGTAAGTGCGTGAGTGCCTTGCAAACAAAACAGCCCCGAGGAACCATCAGGCTCACCGGGGCTGTTGCTATACTATGATTTTGTTGATGTTACAGAAACGTCACATATAGGTCTTCTGGCTGCGCACCTGCGCTTCGATCATCGGCTTCAGGTAGCCATCGAGGTCGCCGAAGGTCTCCTTGATGAACGTGATGGTCTCCTGCGTCAGGGCTTTCTTCGCTGCAGCCAATGCTCGGTTGTAGGCAATGCGCTGCGCAGCCTCGTCGAACTTGTCCTGTTCCTTCAGGGCATCAACGTAGGTCTGGTTGACGTACTGGACAGCGTTGAACACCGCGTTGGCGGCATTCTGGAGACAGGTCTGCGCAAACTTGTTGTTGATGTAGCCGTTTGCAATGCTGACACCTTTGTTCAGGCCCCAGCCGAAAATGACGGTCAATGCAGGGATGCAGGCAGTAAGTGCGACTTTCAGAAATTCATTCATAAGGGCTTATCCTTTCTGCTCGGTTTCCGAGCGCTGCTTTAAAATGTCCACAGCCTTGGTGATCGCTGCCGGAATCGGCAGTCCCATCAAGCCCGCGTTTTCAATGATGGAAATGGTCTCGTTACAGATAAAGCCGATCACAACGGCATCCCTCACAAAGGTGGAACCCATCACGGCATCCAGCCTGCAGGCTACCAGCACGATCAGCAGTGTTTCGCCCTTGCGGCACAGGCCCTTCCAGCCTGCGCGGCTTTCCAGCGTGCCGCTTTTGGTCTTGGGGCTTTTGTGGAAAACGCCCGCGACCACAAGACCGGTGATGTAGTCGATAGCCATAAAGATGATGAGCGTCTGCAGCGCTGCGTCCCACCCGCCGGACAGGCTGGCAAACGCAGCGCCTAACGCACCCACGGCCATGCAGAAATAATCTTTCACGTTCTCACACCTCCATCACAAGGATGCCGTACTCCAGAGCGCACTGGTGCTCGATGCGGCATCCGCGAGCAGCCTGCCATCCCGGCGCAAAAATCGCCACATCAGCCTTTGCAAGAAACTCAATGCTCCTGGCCAGATAGTCCAGCGGCTTTGCAGCAGGGCCGAAGTCGCCGAAGAAGGTCTCCAACGCATCGACCTCGCCGAACTGCTGCCGGGCAATCTCGATCACTCTGCGGCGCTCTGCATTGATCTCGTCGTCAGAGCGACCGCCCATCGGCTGGCTGATAAAAATAACCTTACTCATGCTCTCACCCCCTCACTGCGCCCAGCCCGGCGCGCTGGATGATGGCAGCATAGTCCTTGTATGCGTGGCTCATGTCCACGTTGGTGCTCACGCCCGGCACGCGGGCAGTGCTGGTGTACTGCCACATGCCAAAGGCAAACGCCGTTTTGGGCTTATCCTCAGGCTTGGTCTTGCGCTGGTCTTTGGGGTATCTCGCCAGCCACACGTCGTAGGGCTTCAGCTCTGCACCGCCCATGTAGAGGAAGGTACTGCCAAACCACAAACCGGTGTACAGCATGGCGTACACGCCCCAGCTTTCCACCGTGCTCAGGCAGTGGGCGGCAATGTCGGTCAGTGCAGCCTTGCCCAGCGGCTGCTGCACCTCGTCCTCAATGTCCACCGCCACCGGCAGTTCAAATCTTCTGCCGGTGAGCAGCTTGTGGAAATAGGCCAGCTCCTTGTCGGCCTGTGCTTTGTTGGTGGCCTTGAAATAGCCATACACTCCGCACGGAATGCCCAGCCGCTTGCATTCGGCGTAGTTCCGGGCGAACTGCGGGTCAGTGTAGGGCTTGCTTGGCAGACCCTTGGCGCTGTTGCCCATGGCGCGGATCATGACGCCGTCCACTCTGCCGGACGCCTTGACCTTTGCCCAGTCAATCGTGCCCTGATGCCGGGACACATCCATGATGGTCTTGCTCATGACTTACTCCTTTACTTCTCCAGCTCTGCCTTGATGGCTTCCAGATCGTCCGTGGTCAGGGACGGGTAGTCGGCGGCGATGTCTTCAAAGACTTCACCGGCGGCAATGCGGATTTTGAAAGCGCGGGTCATAATGCGAAGTTTGAGTGCGTTCAGGGTTTTCATAAAAATCAGCCTCCAATCAAATCAGCCATCATCAAAATAATATCGTCGTTTGCGGTCTCCAGCGCGGCCACGCGGTCCGGCAGCTGCGCCATCTGCTCGGCCTGCTTTTTGGCCTCCTCCTGCGCTGCGGCGGCTGCGGCCTCGGCCTGCGCCACCAGGTCCGGGCGCGGGGCGATGGCGGTCACGGTCGGCAGGCCGTCCCGCTCCTCGGTCGTGATGTCTGCATAGGCGAGGGTGTCCGGCAGGGTCATGCCCTCCGGGATGACGGCCCAGCCGTCCGGGATAGGGGTGGTGCAGATGCCATAGATCATCCGGTGTTCAGGCTGGGTGGAGTAGTCAATAATGTTCATCATATGTGTTCGCCTCCTGGGTTACAGGTACTGGTAGCCGTACACAACAAACTGGCTGCCGCTGCTGCCGCCAGAGACGGACAGGGTGCCGTCTGAGGCAAAGGCCACGGAGACCATCGACACGCTTGTGTTTTCGATTTTTGCATAGGCGTAATGATATCCATCGAGATTGCCATTGTTCAGCATGGTAAGGCTTGTGATGGGTACAGCGGCGGAACATCCACGCACCACCTTTGCATGACCGAAGTCGGAAGCTGCGCCGATGGCATTGCTCGTCGTGGCTTTGTAACCAGATGAGGTTGCCCATCCGGCACCGCTGCGTCCCATCGCCGGAATCGCCGAGACGATCTCCGCGTAATCCACCGTGCTAGGGATTGCCATCGTGGTGGTGCCGCCGGTGCAGACGCCTGCACCCGAGAAAACCAGTTTACCGTCCATATTCATCATCCTTTCGAGTCGTGTGATTTTGTCGCCCGGGTCGTAGCCCAGGGCGGTGCTGATTTTGTCTGCAGTCAGCGCAAATTTGGCGTCGGCCTCCGACTTGCTGTACGCACTGCCCTCCTTGATCTCCGCGTTGAGGACTGCCAGCTGTGCACGCAGCTGCGTCTCAAGGTCAGCCTGCGCCGCCCGCCACTGGGCGATGAGCTGCGCTGTCGGGATACCGGTCACCCCGTCCCTCATGATGCCGCAGATGTCCTCGTCCGCGCGGGTGTCGGTGAGATCGGCGGCGGTGATGGCAGCGCTGCCTGCGGGCACAGAGATCGTGCACAGACCCAGCTCATACTGGTTGTGGTTCTGCAGGATGTCGGGCGGCTGGGCGGCCACGGCAGGCGTGCCGGTCTTGAGCCGGATGGTGGTGAGGTTGGATGCCGTGTCGAACTGCAGCACTACCCGGTCCACCCGGTTGAGGGTGTTGTCAGCATCGGGCACGGTCAGCACCGTGTCTTCCCGGCTACAGACGGACACGCCCTTGAAGTCGTCGTAGTTCATCCAGGCAAGGCCCGGCGCAATGGTGACCTGCCGGGTTCCGGTGATGCTGGCAGCGAAATTGCTGTTCTTCGCGTAGACACCGGATGTGCGGGTGCACAGGTAGGTGGCCACATCTTCGGCGCTGTAGGTCACACCGTCCAGCGGATAGGTAATGATGCTCATGTGTTTTTCCTCCTGAGGATGGGCGTGCCGATCTCGGTGGTAACCGAGTTCTCGCCTTTCTGAGATTGCAGGGTGACTGCCGTGATGCGGGCCGCCGCCTGGATATCCGTGCCGGGCAGGCTGGCCGCCACCACTTTGCCCACGGTAACGGGGCCGGTGGGGGTAAAGCGGAAGTTTTCCAGCCGCTGGTGTTTTGCCAGCTCCTGCTCGCCCAGCGTGCGCAGGGCTGCCAGGTAATCCGCCTGGGACTGGCTGTCCTCTTTTTTCTTGCTGGAGGCGTCCAGCAGCATCTCCCGCCGGGCCGCGCCGGTGTTGCCGGTAGCCCCGACGGTCACTGTTCCGTCTGCGCCCACGACCGTACAGATGTTTTTGTAGTCCGTGATGCTCTCGGTGTAGGTCAGGTCGGTCAGGTTGCCGTACTGCGGCGCATACCGGGCGTTGGGGTCCAGTTTGGGCCGGTACAGCTCAAACAGCAGCTTTTTCTGCGGCTGGTCGAACCGCACTCGGAAGCCGATGTCCAGCTCCTGACACACCTGCTCGGCGATGGAGAGCAGGCTGCCGGGCTTGACTTCGCCGGTGTAGGTGTCGGTCAGGCCTGCAGCGTCGCCCAGTTCCAGACAGGGCCATGCGGTCCCGGACACCAGACCACGCAGCGTGTTCTCCACGGCAAAGCTGCTCAGCGTTCCCGTGCTGATCCGCTCGTCGAGGATGCAGGCGGCATCCTTTGTGGAGATGACCAGTTTGTGGTCGGCCTTCTGGGCAGATACGATGCGCATGAGCCGGTCACTGCCGATGAGCCAGAGATACCGGTCCGGGCGGCAAAGCGCCTGCAGGGCGGTGGTGTCGTGGAGCTCCAACTGGGCTCCCTGCACATTGCTGTAGACATTATAGCGCTCCGGCCACACCAGAGACACCCAGCTCTCAATGCGCCCCAGCGGCCGCAGCTGGGCATCGTAAACGCAGATGCTTTTGTGCCCGGATGCAGTCAGGGCAGATGTAATATCAGCCATGAGGTTCCTCCGTGATGATCGTGATAATCGTGGTGAACGCGGCGTGCATGGTCAGCGACAGAAACAGCCAGCTGTCACCGGAATCCGCCGTGCGCTGCCATGCTTGCGCCCCGTGATATACGGTCCAGAGGTCGCTGCTCTCGTCCAGCACGGCAAAGACGTCGTAGTTTTTGCCGTCGATGACCTGCTCCACCCGGAGCTGGCCGTTTTCCCGGTAGACCTGCAGCTCGTCGCCGTCCTGCAGGGTCGTGACGAAGCGCAGAGATTCGCCCGTTTCCGGGTTGATGACACCGGGGTTGACCACATCGCCGCGGGCGGTCAGCGAGAGCTTCCAGTTCTGGGTGTCCAGACCATCGTTGAGGATGCGGATGTAGCTGGCCTGCTCCCGGATGCCGTACTGGTGCGAGGTGTAGCACGCAGGCAGCCGGAACACGGGCGTCACCTTAATGGTCGCGGCCAGCGTTTCGGTTACACTGTGCCAGTAGGGGTTCGGGCAGTACAGCTGAAAACTGAACGTCGGCCAGCGCAGCGCAGTACTGATGGCCGGGCAGCGCTGCACCTCGGCGTCGCAGTAATACTTCCCGGCCACGGCGAGCCGCCCGGTGACGGATGGTGCAAAGATGTCCCGCAGCTGACGCTTGCAGTAATCGGCGTTGCGCAGGATGCGGCCGGTGATGGTGCGGGTGACGCCGGAAATGCTCCGGCTCTCCACTGTCGCGCCCACCTGCTGGTAGCCCTGGCTGGTCTCCAGATCTACGGGCAGGTCGCCCAGCGGGTCACAGCTCCAGAGCACACCGGCAGCATAGCCAAAGGCGAAGCTCTGGCCGTCACTGGTGGTAAAAACGGCATCAAACACCCTGCAGCACCGCCCTTTCCTGCTCATACTGCGCTTCACGCATCAGGTCGGCGGCCGTCTGCGCTTTGCTGTAGATATACTGGTTCACTTCGATGTTGGGCCGCTGGGTGCGCTGGGGCAGCGGCGCGGTCTTCTCGTAGTCCCACAGCGAGGAGGACGCGCCGGTGACGGTGCTGCCTGCGGTGCCGGACGAGCCGGTGCTGATGGCGCTCTTTTTAAAGGAGCCACCGATACTGGCCACGATGGCCGCAATGGTGGCCGCCAGAGCTGCACCGGCTGCGATCATCAAAATCGCCTGCGGGGCACCGAAGCCCGTCGGGAAAAGCGCCGCGCCGATGGCCTGCAGCATGCCCACAAAAGCAGAGCCGATGGAGCCGATCAGGCTGCCCAGCGATGCGAGGATGGACGGGAAGCTGGAGAGCAGCCCGCCCTGCAGGCCCTTGCTGATGGCCGTGGCTGCCGCGGTGAGCGGAGTCTTCAGGCCGGAGAAGATATCAGTCAAGGTGCCGCCCAGGCCGGAGAAGCGGCTGACGACCTCTCCGAGGCCGCTGGTCAGACCGTCGCAGATCTGGCCGCCCAGTTTCCAGGCACCGTTTGCCAACTGACTGACGCCCTGCTGCAGCACGCCGTTCACCTGCTGGATGAGGGCCTTGCCGGTATCGTCGATGAGCTGCTTGGTCTCCGGCGCAAGGCCGTTGTACAGGGTGGACAGCACCCACTTGCCGACAGACTGCCAGTCCTGCTTCTTCACGGCTGTCACCAGCGTGTCGAAGGTGCCCAGCACACCCTTCTCGGCTTCTTCCTGCCAGCCCTTCGTCAGGCCGGAAAAGCTGTCAGCACTGGCCCGTTTGATGGTCTCAGCAACGGATTCGGTGCCGTCGGCGGCAATGGTCCTGGCGCGCTCCACCGTCACGAGCATCCCGTTCAGCACCTCGGTCTGCGTCTCGGTGATGACCTGCTTTTGCTGGGTCGTTCCGTCGGTGAGCGTCTCGGTGACAGTTTTGGTGTTGGTCTGGATGCCGTCCACCACAGCATCAAAGGTCGAAGTGACCGAGAGGGCCGTCTCGCGGACGGTCTCCATGGTCTGCTGGATGGTCTTCTTGCCGTCCGCGCCGATGGTCGTCACCGTCTTGATGTCCTTCAGGAGGCCATTCACCATCTGGCGGCTGGTCTCGGTGATGACTTTTTTCTGCTGACGCGTGCCGTCGGAGAGGAGTTCGTTCGTGGTCTGGGTGGTGCGGGTGACCTTGCCCAGCATTTCGGTCACGGTGTCAGAGTAGGACTCGACCGCCGACGCTGCCTTCTGCGCGGCTGTCTTGGTCTTCTTGCTGGATGCGGCCGCCGCGTCGCCGGATTTGGTGTAGGCCGGGATAGCGATATCCGCCATATCCTGGGCACTGTCGGCGAGGTCGGAGTTCGCGCCGATCCAGTCATTCAGGCCGGAATCATCGCCGCTGGCGGTCTCGGCCAGGTCGAGGCCTGCCGTGACAGCAGTGGCCACCGACCCGGCACCGGTCAGACCGTTGATGAAGTTCTGGATCGCGGTTTTTGCCAGCTGGAACAACTTTCCGGGCAGCTCCCACAGCCACTTCAGGGCGCTGGAAAAGCCACCCTTGAAGGCCGCCAGCAGGCTGGAGCCCATGCTCTTGACACCACTTGCGATGTGGGTGAGCAGGCTCTTGCCGATGTTCAGCCAGTTGACGGCCGAAATGACCGAGAGCACCGCCTGTAAAATCTTCTTCCAGTTTGCCAGCAGGTCGGGCACCGCCTTGCCGATGCCAACCACCAGCTGCACGATGAGCGAGACGCCCTGCGCAAGAATCTTCGGCATGTTGTCGTTGATGATGCCGCAGATGTTGATGATGATATCGGGCACATAGGCGATCAGGTCCGGTAGGCCCGCGATCAGGCCGTTCACCAGCTGGGTGATCATGTTCAGGCCCGCATTCACGAATTCGCCCGCGTTGGCGCGCAGCTCCTCAGTGAAAGAGAGCAGCTGCGGCAGGGCATTGGACAGAAAATCCGGGATGCCCTGCGCAAAGCCCTCGGCCAGCGAGTTGAGCAGATCGGTGCCGGACTGCAAGATCGTCGGGACCAGCGTATACACCAGCTGCGGGATGCCCTGCAGCATATTGCCGATCATGGGCAGCAGGTTACCCTCCAGGAAGGTCTGCGCCGTGTCGGCCAGCGCCTGCAGCGGCTCTGTCAGGTCCGCACCGGTGGACCACGCTGCCAGCACGTTTTCAGCCGCGGCTTTCATGGAAGCAAAGCTGCCGGTCAGGGTGGTGGACGCCTCCTTGGCTGTGGTGCCGGTGATGTCCATCTCCTGTTGGATGACGTGGATGGCGCTGTACATGTCGGCCAGGTTGCCCAGGTCGTACTTGACGCCGGAGATCTTCTCTGCGTCCTTCAGCAGGCGCTGCATTTCAGCCTGCGTGCCGCCGTAGCCCAGCTTCAGGTTGTCCAGCATGGTATAGTTCTGCTTTGCAAAGCCCTGATAGGCGTTCTGGATATCCTGCATATCCGTGCCCATCTTATTGGCATTATCAGCCATGTCCACCATGGCCATGTTGGCCAGCTGGGCTGCAGCATTGGTGTCGTGGCTTACGCTGGACAGCAGGCTGGCTGCAAAGCTGGTGGTCTGCTCCATGTAATCGTTGGCGGACAGGCCCACGGTCTTGTAGGCCTGTTTGGCGTTGTCGAACACGATCTGCTGGGACTGCATCAGGGATGCATATTCATCCTTGACCTCGTCCACAGACTTGCCCACAGACTGGGCGTATTCTTCGATGCTGCGGCCGCCTGCGCCAAACAGTGTTTCGATTCCGCCGATACTCTGCTGCAGTGCACCGCCCAGGTTGAGGGATTCCGAGATGAGCTTGCCGATGCCTGCCGCAGCCACGACCTTTTTGATCGTGCCCACCAGCTGGGCACCGATGCTCTGGCCGGTCTTTTCGCCCAGGCCGTCGGTCTCCTCGCCGAAAACGTCGGTCAGCGCAGCACGGATGCCCTGCGCCGAGGGCACGATCTGCACATAGGCTTTCGCCATTTCAATGCCTTCCGACATTGTCAACCACCTCCTTTCAGGGCCGCAAGAGCGGCATCAAATGCTTCCGGGCTGTCGTAGCTCTGCACATTGCCGTCGTCTCCGGCGGAAATGCCCATCAGGTCGGCCACCACAGAGGGCGGCTTCGATGCATCGCTGTGCAGCCACCAGACCACCTGGGTCAGGCGGTCCGCAGCATAAGCCTGCAGCTCCGTGGAAAAGGGCACGGTCCGGCCATGCACCCGCATCAGGCTGCGGCTGTCCTCCGGCAGACCGGCGGCCAGGGTGGCCGCCAGACGCAGCGGCAGGCTGCGCCAGCTCAGCACATGGTAATACTGCGCAAAATCGCAGATGAGGGCATCCTCGTCCGACGCGATCAGTTCGGCGAGGATGCAGAGTTTTTTCCGGCCTTGAAGCTGGTGAGCAGCTCATTCAGCGCCTTGTCGAGGGCACTCATGGGGACAATGCCCTTCTCATTGCGCAGGTGGTCGTACAGGCGCGCCTTGTTCTCCGGCGTCAGCATCCGGTCGCGCAGGACAAAAAAGGCCGAGGGGTCCTTGCCCAGCCTGGTCATAGCTTCGATCATTTCCGCGTCGTCCAGGAAATTCTCGTCCAGCTCGATTTCAAAGCCATCGTTCGTTTTTGCAGTGATCATGCCTGTGCCTCCTTGTTACTTGCGGTGTTCTTGGCGGATTGAGTCACGGCCTTGCTGCCGCTGGCAGACTGGGCCGCCTCTGCCGCGATGATGTACTCGTAGTGGGTGTTGCCCTTGTCGTCCGGTACGGCGGTGATGGTGGTGTTGTAGCCCACCGCACCGTTGGAGTAGGTAATGTCGCCCACCGCGGTGACGGCGGCGTCCGGGATGACGATGCGCTTGAGCGCGCCGTTCTTCATGACCATCTCCACGACCCAGGAGCAGTCCTTCTGTTCGAAGGAGTTCGCTTTGACCGTGATGCCGGTCTCCAGCGTACCGGTGACATTGTCGTCGCCGTACACGGACTTCAGCACAGCCGTATTCAGCGCTTCCAGCAGCGTATAGGCGAATGTGTCCGGCTTTTCGGTCTGCTGGGTCAGCACGGTGTCACCGCCCCAGGCGGTGGTGTTCTCGCTGGAGGGCGAGTTCGAGTTGGTCAGGCCGTCGCTGGAAATGTAGCCCAGCGACTGGAAGGCTTTGTCCAGCTCAGACTTTGCATCGGTGGGCAGCGGGGTGCCCAGCGGGGCACGACAGACCGCGCCGCCGACCTTGGGCTTTGCAGCAGTTACGTTCTTTGCATCCATAGAAATGCTTCCTTTCGTCAGTAATGTGTAACAGAAAAAACGGCCTGATAGCGGGGCCGTTTGCGTGTGGTATCCGGGAAATTGTACTCAGTGACAAGGTCGCAGGAGACGACCTCGGGCAGCGTGTCGGCAGCCTGCATGGCCTGCACCACAAAATGGCTCAGCTGGGCGGCAGAAAAGTCGCTGCGGCCGTAGGACTGCACCGCCAGCGTGGCCGTGTAGATGCCTTCGTCGGGGCTGTCGCCGGTCTTTCCCAGGATACAAAAATTGCCGGAGGGGTTCTCCGGCATGGACATGTAACAGGGAAAAGCATTTTTCCGCAGGTAGTTCAGGATGATTTCTTCGATCATTTCTTTCTCTGGTAGCTCCTCACGGTGATCACTCTGCCGTCCTTCAGGTGGCGCTTGTGCTCATGCACCACCGCACCGGAACGGCTGGAAGAAACGGCTTTCAGCAGCGTGTTGTTGGCCGAGTTGTCGGTGTAGGCAGCTGCAGAGGTGGTCTCCACCACGGCCACAGCGCGGGTCTGGGCTACATAGGCCTCATACCCGTCGCCGCAGCGGTCTTTCACGGTGTCGGCGCGGTCTTTGAGCACAGCCTGCATCTCCGGGGAGCGCAGCAGGGCGCGGACGCCGGGACTGTTCAGATCGATTTTGACCTTAGCCATAGCGCTCGACCTTCACTTTCTTGTTCCAGTCCAGCGGCACGAGTTCCTCAATGTACTGCTGTACACCGCCGTAGGTGCGCCATTTCTGGCCGAAAAATTCAACGGTAACATCATCCCAGTTATGGGCATCGCCTTTCGGGATGCACAGCTCATAGGCGAGATGATGGCCGTTCAGCTGCAGGTCGGTCGTCACAGCGGAAGCATCTGCCGGAGTGACCAGCACATTCTCCACCGTGACCGGCGTTTCTGCGTAGATGGGGTCATGGAAGCGGTCCTCACCGGTCTGGGTCTTCTCGTACAAGGTGACAGGAATTCCCTTAATCCACGGCATAAGGTTCGATCACTCCGATCCGCTGGCGGCGCAGGCCCAGCCGGGCCAGCTCCGATTTTTTGATGAACAGGCCGCCGCCGGGCACCAGAAAAGAGCCGGAAGCGGAATACCCGCCTGCCGACTGGGTGAACTGGGTCATAGGCTCCTGATTCGTGCTGGTCATGAGGGTGCGGGCCACCACATCCACCGTGACGCTCTTGGCTACAATGGCCAGCGACGGGTCAGCAGCCACAAGGGCAGACAGGTCTTTGCCAACCTTGCGGGCTTCCACATCCAGACTGGCCGAGACCACCTCCAACAAGGGAGAAGCCCGGGCCTGTTCGGCGGCGGTCATGGGACGCCACAACGCCGCCAGATCTTCCAGTGTCGCGTAGGTCATTCGGCGGCCTCCGCTTTCTCCTTATCGGTCTTGGTGGTTTTGGATGCCTTGACCGGCTCCCAGTCACCGCCGGAAATGCGGCAGGGCGTCTCGATCACCGCGCCGGTCTTTTTGTTGCGATACTGCATGATGACTCCTCCTTATGCACTGGCCTTGATGTGAGCGAACGCGGCGGCATCCAGGATGCCCCAGCCAATGTAGGCTTCGCCGCGCAGATACACCTGATTGTGGCCCTTCAGGTCGCCCAGCGTGGTATCGTTGTCAGGGTTGCCGTACTGGATGACCTCAATGGGGATCTCCTTGGCATAGCCCCACTTGAAGCAGTTGGTGAAATCGCCTACCAGCGCACGGTCCAGGCTGGAGCCGGAGGACAGGTTGGAGGTGGACTCGACGCGCAGGCCGTTCACCTCGCCGGGATTGGCACCCCAGGCCAGCTGCGGATACAGCTTTGCGCCGTCGGTGGTGGTCTGGGCGGCCAGTGCACTCTTGAAGCTGGGTGCCAGGATCATACCGGTCACGTCGCGCTCTGCGCCCTGTACCAGAGCAATGGCGGCTTCCACGTTGGTATCGGGCTTATCGCTGGCCGCAATGGTCACGGCCTGCGTGACCTTTTTGTCGAAATGATTGTCGCCGATGACAGAAGATGCCGTGCCGGTGCGCGGATTGACGCCGTGAAGGGCCATCAGATCCAGACCCTTTGCCACCTTCTTGGCGAAGCCATCTGCGAAAGCCTCCAGAACGTTCATCTGGTATTCCTCGGAAGCGTACAGGAATTCATCCGACACGCGGGCACCGTACTCGACCTTCAGCGGCAGAATGGTGATGGAATCCACGGTCGCGCCGCCCTTGGTCTTGGCACCGTTTTCGGCCACGATGTCCACTTCCTTGTCCAGCGTGAAGGTGAACTCCTTCATGCCATTGAACGGGATGGGCGTTGCGCCGCAGAGCTTCGCCAGCGCGGATGCACCGGTGGTCTTCTGGATGAAGCCGGGCACCAGCTCGGCGGGAAACAGGGAACCTTTGCTCAGAATATCAGGCATTGTAAACTCTCCTTTAGTCGTTGTTCATCAGCTGGTTGGTGAAGGTGCGCAGGGCGTCACGCTTGCTGCCGCCGCTGGGGTCCGGGTCGCCACGCGACGGTGCGGGCGGGTTCTTGGGCTTGAGCAGCTTCAGCAGGCTCTGGGCGTCCTTGCGGATGTCGGCCTCGGTGGAGCCGTTCAGCCGCGAGGACATCTCGAACGGCAGACCGACCTCATGGGCGATGCGGGACTTGAGGGCGTCCGTCTCGTAGGTCTGGATACGGGCATTCAGATCTGCGTTCTGCGCCTTCAGGTCGTCGTAATCGGCATATGGCGCGAGACGGTCTGCGACCGCTGCGTCGAATGCTTCCTGCGTGGTAATGGGTTCAAATGCTTCTGCCATAGAAAAACTCCTTTCGTTCTGGCAAACAAAAACAGGCCCGTGTGGCCTGTTAATAGCTGGTGCGCTGGCGGCGCTTCGCCTTGCCCTCGGCGCATTGCCAGTGGGCAAGGATGACGCTGTCCAGCAGTTCGATGTGGCCGCCCTCGGTCAGGGAACGGTAGCCAAAGCCGCCGTTGGAGCCGATGGCCCGCTTTTCGCAGTTGGAAGCTGCCTGTGTAAGGCCGGGCTGTCCGGCGTGGCACAGGGTCTTTGCAAAAAGGGCCTGCTCAAAGGCAGCGTTGGCCGTGATGACCTGCTTGACTGTTGGAAGGACGGGTGCCTTGAGGTGTGCGGCTTTCATGGCGTCGGCCAAAAGCTGCTGCCCGCTGGCACCGTCCACCGCCACGGCGGTGAGGTCGGCTTTTGATAAAAAATCGAGGAGCCACCCACTGCCCGCCCGGGTGGGGCGGCAGTCGATGGCTTCCACGAAGATGGTGTTGTCTTTGGTGCGGCACGCGACGGCCAGCGCACAGCTGGTGCCGTCGGTGCTGAACTTGATGCCGGCATACAGTTTTCCGGTGAGCTTGGGCAGGACATCTGTTTTCAGTTCATCCCACTCGGCGCGGCTGATAGCCGATTTGAGATTGTAGCGCAGCCACAGGCCCAGACGCTGGATGTTGAAGTCGATGGGGTCATCGCCGATTTCATCTGCCACGCTGCGCTCGGTGAAGATGGTGCCGAGACTGGGGTTCGTGCGGTACCACGCTTCCACATCGTGGGGGTCGGTCTGCTGCTCCACGCTCCATTCGGCCCAGCCGGTATTCTGGGTGTCGCCCCGCAGGGCAGCATTGCGCATTTTCAGGAACACCGTGCCGGAGGAGACCGGCGTGGGCGGGGTGCCGCAGAACAGGGTCTGCGGGTTCTCGCTGTCGGTGACAACATACTTCAGGGCACTGGCCTGATCGTCGGTGTATTCCTGTGCTTCGTCTACCACCAGCAGGTCGAAGCCCTCGCCCAGACCGCCCTTGGAAGAACGGGTGCGGAACTCAATGCGGCCTTCGCCATCTTCCAGCTGGATGTGCTCGCGGCCTACCGCCTGGATGGACTTGTACGGGATCTTCGCCTTGTCCAGCAGATGGCACAGACGCTCCCATGCCGCCCGGGAGGTTGTGGTGCGGTGGGCGGTGTGCAGGATGCTCTCGCCCTGCTGCAGGCCGTACAGCTCCCGAATGGCAGCAATCTCGTTTTTGCCGTTGCGGCGGGGCACGGCATAGCCGAACTTGGTGTGCACCCACAGATCATCCTCGTTGCGGGCAAGGATGTCATACAGGAGCAGCTCCTGCCATTGCTGGGCGGTGCGGCCGGTGGTGTTGTACAGGTCGATAGCATCCTGCCCGAGGGTCTTTGTGTAGGGTAGCACCACAGCGGCGGTAGGCGTCTGACGGCCCAGCCGCACATCGGCTGCCTGTTTTCGCGTCCGCGGCATGGTGGGCTGGCTTCCTCCTTCTTAGATATTGACGGCAAATCGAAAATATGGTATATAATAAATAGAGGTGCGCCTCCGCTATATGGTGGGGGTTCGACACCTCTATTTTTTTGCAATAAAATGCTGAATGGTGAGCAATGTATCTTTGCATATAACAAGGATATCCACGTCTTGAGTTGCGCTGGCAGTCAGCCTTTTTCGAAGAACTTCTTTCAACAAATCAACAGAAATCGTGTTCTGCCCATAGTTCAAGATAATGCCACCAGGATTCTCTTGAATTTGTTTCAGCCCATGCCGGACAGCACTGTTTGCGGATTTTTCGGTGGACGCTGTTTTTAAATCCCAGAGCTTTCCGTTCCAGATATAGTCCGGTGTCATCGCCTTATAATTATTTGCCTCGTTCAACAGCACAATGTCGCCGCCCAGATGGTCGTGCAGCCATTGTGCTGTTTTTACTTCATCGGCATGGCGCACCATGTCATAGCCGGTGTCATATGTAATGGATCCAATGCCCGGCGTGGCTGCCCGCAGATATTCCGGCAGGACATTCTGCAGCGGATCTTCTTTGGGCAGGCGCACTTTATTCGGAAGCGGCGTTTCCGTGAACTCTCTGCGCGCCTGAAGAACTTCCGGCTCCTCTGTCCATGTTTTGTTCCACACGTTCTGCCGCCTGCCCTCGCCGGGGTCGTATTCTACCCGGCAGCGGCAGCGCTCGTGGCGGCGGTAAACATCCTTCGGCACATGCGGGTAATCGTAAGTCCCGGCCAGTGCGTTGCACCACTTGCAGCAGTGGCTTTCGGCGGTGCGGATGACCCGGGGCTGCAGCCCGGCCTTGCCCTGAAACGAAACGTTCTTTTCAAGGGTGTCGTCCACCACCATGCGGGAGAAGGTGCGCACCGGTTCATCCAGTACCCACGCCGCATCCTTGAAGCGTTCTGCTTCGGACAGCTTATTCAGCAGGCCATTCACAGCGTCGGTGTTGAGCGCGGCATGCTGCGGGGCGATGCCGATGCCCGCCTGCTGGTTCAAAGCCAGCTGCACGGCAGCGGAAGCGTCCGCGATCAGGGCGTGGTCTTCTTCCAGCAGCGGGCGCACGACCCGGTCAGCAATGTTCCAGTAGAGCTTTCCGTCCGGCAGAATGTCGGCGGTCAGATTGCGGCGGAAGGCTTCGGCCAGCGCCGCACCCACACGCTCGGCATAGTCAGCAGCGGCAGCATAGGTATCGGCAGCAGGCGCTTCGTCGCCCAGCAGGGAGAGAAAGTCAGCCCGGATACGTTCCAGCAGCGCCGGGGCGATGTCTTTTTCGTCCATAGGCACCTCAGTTCTCGGTGCGGATGCCGGTCAGGTCGCGCAGATTCTCCTTGCCGAAGTAGCCCGGGATGGCGGTGTTGATCTTGCCCACGGCGTCACCGATGCCGGACAGCGTGGCGGCGTCCGGCTCGAACACCGGTTCCCACACGGGGCGGGTCAGGTAAAGCTGCTGGCGCTGGTAGGCAAAATCATCCCGCACGCAGGCAGCAAGGTATCCGGCATTCAAAAAGCCGCTGCCGAAGGTGCGCTGCGCCTTGCGGGCGGCCAGGCGCAGGCTCTCGTGGCTGGATTTGATGGCTTCGGCGCTGCTTGGATTGTCGGTGACAAAACCCAGGTCATCCAGCGTCAGGCCGGTCTCACCTGCGAATAGTGCAGCAAAGGTGCGCAGCTGTTCGGTGTAAGGACTCATGCTCTGCTGGGTGAACTGGCCCACCACCGGGTGGTCGCCGTCTTCGTCCTTTGTGATCTCCAACAGGCTGGAAATGGTGGCTTTCCATTTGTCCAGCTGGTCGGCTTCGTTGGAGGTGCCCAGCACATATTTCTGCGGGAAGGAATAGAACTCGGCGCTGATCTCGCTGCGCTTGAGGGTGCGCAGGGCACCCTGCTGCAATCCCATGCAGGCGCGGGAAATACGGCTGTGCCCGAAGGGACGTTTTGCGTCCGGGCGGTATACGATGGGCACCAGCAGCGGGGCCGGTGCAGGGTTCGTCACCTGATACGGTTTCTCGCCTTTGGGGTAGTACCATGTACTGCCCGCGGTGAAGTAGGCTTCCAGCGTGGGCGTGCCGGTGTCGGGAGCGCTTTCCAGCACGGCATAGCCTTCCTTCAGCAAGCCGGTCACATCGTCCATCACACCGGTGGCATTTGCGCCGTCGATGACCTGCATCTGCGGGAAACCGCTGTCCTCATCCTTGTGGATGTACACAAAGCAGCAGCTGGAAATGAGCGCGGACAGCACGGCACTGTCAAACAGCACATCCGCGTTGTTCATGCGATAGATGGTGTTCAGGTCGAAGTTATCCTCCCGGAATTCCCGCCAGACCAGACGGTCGGCCAGCGTGTCCACAGCCTTGCCGCACCAGCCCAGCACTTCCGTGAAGGAGCGGAACTCCGGCGGCGTGACCATACCGAAGTCTTTGACAGCGTTTTTCATCTCATAGTATTTGTAGCGGGTCTGCACCCGCACCCGCTTTTGCAGCAGGCGGCGGCGCAGGTACGCCATGCCTTTCAGATCGCTCATAGGGCGGTGCTTTCTCCTTTCGCGAGAAAATATTCACAGTACGGTACGGGAAGGTCAGAGGGCACCCGGGGAGGGGGGCATCCCCCCCTATCCATGGTTTGCGTGTCCGTGGTTCTGCAGGCTGTCTCAGCGGCTACGGTAAGCCGCCCAGTCAGTACTCAGCGGCAGGGTCAGGGCGGCGTCTGTGTCCGGCTCGGTCTGTTTTTCCACAGGTGTAAACAGCTTGTCGCTTTTCTGTCGGTTGCACCAGAAATGCGCCAGCTGCAGATTTGCAAGGTCGCTGGGGTGGCCGCCTTTGGCGACTGGGATGATGTGGTCGATGCACGGCGAAAGCGGATGCGGAAACTTATAACTGAAATCCACAGGCTTGCCGCAGATGCCGCACACGGTTTGTGTGGCATAAATTTTCTTTTTGTTGCGCTCAAAGGCCAGACGGTGTGTGCCGTCCCGGTCTGGGCGCGTAACAGTCTTTGGCATGTGCAGCTCCTTGTGGTCGGATGGCCTGCCGTCTCTCATGGGGAGAGGGACTTTTGCAGGTGGGGGTGTTTCAAAGGGAGAGGGATAAAACGCCCCCGAGGTGCTTTGCAGGCCCGGGGTATGAAAAAAGCCGCCCATGCGGACGGCAGGAATATCAAAGAAACCCGGCTGGTACATTCAGGCTGTTGGTCGGTAGGTGATCCTCTGTGTCAGCCGGGCAGCACAAAGCCCGCAGGATTGAAGGGAGTAAACCTTTCCTGCGGGCTCTTGCGATGATACTATTTTACCATGAAATCAGAGACATGTCACTGACGTCGTACTGACGTTTTACTGACATCTGTTACAGTTCCAGAGTGTCCACACCTTTGCGGTGGTGGCGGTAGACCTGCCGCACGCAGATGCTCATTTTCTGTGCAATCTGCTCCCAGTCTAGGAAACGGAGATACTTTAGCCGCAGCACCTCGTAATCCTTTGGGTCGTCTATATCTTCCAGCCGGGCCATAAGTTCGGCGTGGAGGTCATCACACAGCATGATCTGTGCATTCAAAGCCTTCTGAGCACGCTCAATACGTTCTACGGTTCGTGCCAGGCTTTGTCCATCGCTGTTACCGCCTGGCATTCCGGTTAACTGCTGCGTGGTACAGCCGGTATCATGTTCTGCTTCATCTAAATCATCTCGCAGGTGCTTGGCCTTTACCATAGCATCCCCGTACCGACTGAGCCAGCGTCTTTTTTCTTCGTAGGTCATTGGACTGCATCCTCCTCTTTCAGTTCTCTGGAATGTGGTTTCTCAGCCACATCATGCTCATGTCGTGGTCGATAAATTCCATCATCAGGCCGTGCTTGATGCCGCCGCCCATATAGGTGTAGATCAGTTCCATGTCATCCTCTGAAAAATCGGTATCCAGAAACGCGTTAACACCAGCCAGCATAAACTCATGGAATCGCCGGTTTCTCCACTCCTGAGAGTACGGTTGCGTTTTGAACGCAGGACGCGAAAGCCATTCAAGGACTTTCGCCTCAACGTCCTCAACCGTCTGGCAGTTGTTGAGCAGAAAATACTGGTTTGTGCGCGGATGGGCAATAAACTCGTCTCGGGCATTGATAAAGCTGCCGGGAAAGCATTCAAGGAGTTTTGTGCGGGCTTCTTTCATGTCAGCCGTGCTCTGACGTTCTTTCTCATCCATTTTTGTTTCCCCTTCCGTTACCACCCCGCCGGGCCGTCCTCATGGTCTGCGGGTGTAAAATCATCCTCATTGTAATTTTCGGACGGATCAGGTGCAGGCTGCCACTCATGATACTGCGGCTGCCACCACATGGGCACCCGGCCTGTTTCGCCCTCTCGGTTTTTGCTCACTCGCAGGCTGACCTCAAAATAATCATTCGGCCCCTGCAGGCGGCGCTCTCCTGTGACCTCGCTCTCGATGAACACAACGGCATCCGCGTCCTGCTCAATGGTGCCAGAGCCGCGCAGATCTCCCAGCGCTGCCTTTTTGGCTCCACCGTTCCGGTCGGTGCTGCGGTTCAACTGCACCAGTTCCACAATGGTGATGCCGGTTTCCATGGCCAACTCTTTCAGCTGACGGGTCACGTCTGCCAGTCGCTCATATTCCTTGCGGCCCGGCTGCGTGTCCGCGATCAGGCCGATATGGTCGATAAAGACGATCCGTGGCCGGTACTTCATGACGCGGGCGCGGATATCGTCCACGGTCATGCGGGTGCCGTCATCGTAGATCATGCCGGTGTGACCCTTGATAAGGGCAAAAGCGTTGTTCAGGCTTTCCCGCTCCTCCTCGGTGATCTTGCGATCCCTCAAGCGGGTGCTGTTGATCCGGGTCAGCTTGGACATGGTCCGCATCATCAGCTTGCGCCGATCTTCTTCCATGGTCAGGTAGTAGGTCTGCACGCTGTTGCTCAGGCGCAGGGCCAGAGCTAAAGCAAGGTCGGTTTTACCATGGCCAGGGCGGCCTGCCAGCACAGTGACCATCTTTTCCCCGAACAGGCCCAACTCGTCCAACTCACGCCATGCCATTTTGACGCTGGTGTCCGGCTTTTGCAGCCATTGCATAGTTTCGTCCCAGACCTCAGAAAAATCCTTGACGTTTGCGTCCACGCTCTCCCTGCGCAGGTGATCCTGCAGTTTCAGGGCTTCGCCCATGTCCCGGCAGATGCTGTCCGCGTCCGCTGCACTCATGGTCACGCTGTTGGCCAGCTCCACCAGTAGGCGCTTGCGGTAGTCCTCCAGCACAAGGGCCTCATAGTCCTGCACATGACTGACGGTGGGCACGGTTTCTACGGCCATTAAGATCAGCGGCCGGAACCCAGCACCCAGCATTTTTTCCAGTATCACAGCATCCACGTTGTAACCGCTGTCCATCCGCAGCTTGAGGGCACCGAACAGCTGCCGGTATGGGCCATCCTCAAACATGGCCGGTGTCAGGCGTTCCACGGTAGCCTTGCACGCCGCCGGGTCAAGGATCGAAGCGCCGATCACAGCCAGCTGATGCTGCTGCGCGGTGGTGATCCTGTTGGCACTCATGCGCTCACACATCCCAGCAGATCCTCAAGAGTCATATCCTTGGTGATTTTGCGGGGCTTATCCGGCGCAGGCTGCGCGGTATGTACCGCTGGGGCCCTGTCAACAAAATCCTTGACGGCGAACACGCCCGTCCAGCCGTTTTCGATGCTCTGGTTCAGCATGGCAATGGCGTACCCGGTGCGATCCTGCACGCCCGCCTCGTCAACCAGACGCTTGATGGACTTGCAGATTTTCTTTGCCACCAGAGGTGTCCACAGCTTTTTCTTGTCTTTCTTGGCCAGATCTCTCCGGTGCTGGTCAAAATCCATCAAAGCATCATACAGCCCGCCGGGGCCGCCGCGGGAAAACTCGTCAAACACCTCGGCCACGGTCAGGTCATCCGGCTGCTCTCGCGCCCCTGCGCGGGGTTTGTTATTATTAGCTTTCTCTCTAGTATTCTTGGGTTGCATTTTGCCACCGGTCGGAGTTGCATTTTGCAACTGGTCAGAGTTGCATTTTACCACCGGTTGCATTTTGCTACCGGTTGCATTTTGCAACTGGTCGGATGCCGCCGGGCGGGCAGGGGTGGTGTTGGTCGCATACCTGTTGACGATCACGTTGCCCTCTTTCTCTTGCCATTTGCGCAGCAGCCCTTTGTTTTCCAGATTGCGCAGCACGCGAACAGCAGTAGTCTTGTCAACGCTCAGCCACTCCATGACATACTGATAGGAGCCATAAAAGCATGACTGTTCGTCCTGAGAAAAGCCGTAGATCAGGGCATAAGCCAACAGTTCATTGCCTTTCAAGTGCAGATCCGTGACCATCCAATCTTGAATTGTGAGGTAACTTCCTTTTTTCATGGTGTTCCATCCTCCAGAGAGTTAAAACGGGAGATCGTCATTGTCATCGATCACGGCAAAATCGTCCACGCCGCTATAGTTGGCAGGCGGGTCAGCCTTGGGCCATGCCTCAGAGCGCGGTGCAGCCTCGCCGCCATCGTTCACCTTTGCGCTGCTGGTGCCCTTGGAGCCGCCAAAGTTGATGTTTTCGGCCACTACGGCAAAGGCGGTGCGGTTGTTGCCGTTCTTGTCCTGATAGTTGCGGGTCTGGATGCGGCCATTTATGGCAATCAGACTGCCCTTGGAAAAATACTTGCATACAAAGTCAGCCTGTGCACGCCATGCCACGATATCCACAAAATCAGCCTGCCGCTGCTCACCCTGCCGGGCAAAGTTGCGATCACAGGCAATGCGGAACTGGCAGACGTTCACGCCCGCCGGGGTGGTGCGGAGTTCAGGGTCGGCCACGAGGCGGCCCATAATTGCTACAACGTTAAGCATTGAGATAGTCCTTTCCAACAGCGGCCATCCACGCAGCGTGTGCGTCGGGGCCGTTCTTTTCTTCATATTTTTTCTGAGCCGTCGCTTTCAGCTCCCATGCAAGCCCGGCATCAAAGTGGGCCGAGTAGCCCGGCTCGTTGTGGTGCCGGTGGCAGAGCCAGACCTTCAGGCCGTTGCGTTCAGCAAAGGGCCGCAACGGGCCGGTAATAACGTGGTGTTCTTCCAGTCCGCTGGCGGTGCGGACATTGTACCAGCGGCGACAGACATAACACTCTTTTTCTGCCTGTATGATGCTCTTGGTCATTATGGTTCCTTCCATTCCTGCCAGTAGGCAGTTACCACAGGGTCATTCACGCCCATCTCGGCAAGGCGGTCAAAGATCCCGTCGATCAGATTTTTCATTTCGCCTGTGGTGAAGGTGGAGCTGCCCTGTGTGCACTTGACGGTGCAGCGGTTGCCGTCCAGTATCTCCACCACATGGACAAGCCGATAGCAGCCGCGCAGGATATCCAGAGCCCCCGCCGGGACTTCCAGATAATCCACCTTAGCACCGTACTTCTCCAGCATCTCCAGATAGCAGTCCTCCGGGGTCACGCCGCCGGTGCGTCCGGCGTTGTAGGCGTCGGCCATGATGGTGAGCAGCGCCCACATGAGGCGGTTCTGGGATGAGCTGCGGCCCTTGCGTTCCGGCTCCACGGTCAGGGTCAGGCGCAGGGGCTGCCCGTGGGCCAGATCGTCCAGACGCTGCAGGAGCTGCATTTCCACAAATTCCGCAGAGCTTTCCACCTGCACCCGCTGGGTGGCCGGGTCATACACCACCGGCAGCCGGCCGATCACTTTTCCCATGTGACTTTCCGGCCGTCCTTATCGACAAACTGCACGCTGATGATCTCGCCTGTGTCCGGGTTCCGCAGGAACTTGTCCACGGTGAGCGGGGATGCCAGTTTATAGCCTACTATCTGCGGCGGGTCGTTGGGGTTGCGTCCCGACTTCTGGATTCCGACAATGGGCACCTGATCTGCACGCAGCACAATGGCGGGCAGCGCCATCACATCGCTGCCCGCACCCCACAGTTCTGCCGCAGCCACAAAGCTGGTTTCTTCTTTCCAGCGTTCCGGGCTGCCCGGGTGCTTGCCTTCCAGTGCGGCGGCGTCCTTGAAGCAATAATCCTTCATGTACGGGTTGAACACACCCACAGCGCACCAGAGACGCCCATCCGCAAAATAGCGGCGTTCTGCCCAGCCCAGCGAACCAAAGGTCTCATTCAGGATGCCGCGTACTGCGGACGGCTTCGGCATCACAAAAAGCTTCACGGCATCTTTTGAGATTTCCCTCACGATCACCACGGCTTCAGAAGGGTGCATCTGGCGCGGTTTGGGGCATTCCAAGGGAAACTGTACCACCTGCGCCGCCGGGTGCTCCTGCGCGCTCTGTGCGGCCTTGCGGCGGGGTGTTGTTGATTTGGTCGTTGCCATTCGATATCACTTCTTTCTGTGTTTTGTACACTGGCAGCGGCTTTTGTTTTACCTCCTGCCGCCATTGGAGGGAAAAGAGGTGTCAGTCTAATGCGACATCAAGGATCCGATCACTCTGGAGGATATAGCGGTTGTGTGCCGCTGCGATCCAATACACGATCATCGCAATATGGCTCTGGTGGCTGCTTTTAACGGCAATGAATCCAAACGGCTTTTCGACCTCCAGCATATCGGCGGCCACATCATCCTCGACCTCAAAACACGCCACGCCCTCCAAAGCGTCCGAAGACGACAAGTGTTCATGATAGGTATAAGTAACAGCAAGCGTTTTCATAGAGCATCCTCCAAACATGTGATTTCGTAGATGGAGTTATACAGGTAGTGCCGCCCACCCCGCAGGTATTCCAGATGCTGCAGCAGCATTTCCAGCGCATACAGGGCAGGCGGCGGGTCCTTTCCCTTCATGTGGAAATCCAGCCAGTGGATCAGATCGCCGTACTGGCTCCTGTCGATGCGCAGGGCAACGCTGGACGGGAATTTGTGCCCGTGATCATCGGCGGCATAGTAGCTTACGCCCACATATTGCAGGCAGCCGGAGTTCGTGGTATACTGAGTGTGCAATGTCTTTGTGTTGAGCTTGTCCGTGTTGGCGCACGGGCAGGCTCTTTCTTTTTGCTCGGTCATAGGGCACACACCTTCTTTCGCCCTTTTCCTCTGCCATGCGGCGGGGGGCAGTTCGGCCTCACGGCGCTGTATATACTCCCGCTGCATGATGTATTTATGCGGTTTCTTGGGTTTCCGGGTCTGAGTGTGGGCATAATGCGCGGTAAATGCGGCGGCACTCTTATAGCCCAGCCGCCGGGCCACCATGGCAGACGTGCCGGATGCGATCAAGTTGCCGGTCTTAGCATCCCAAACGGTATACCAGTAACAGCCGCTGTAAAAGTTTGGACCGCTCATGCCGGAATCTTGTGCCAGCGGTAAATGGTGCTGCACCTGCCACCGGCGGTCATCCAGCCGCTCAAGCTGTCATCCTCGTGCTCGTATCTGGCAACGACCACAGGACCGGTATATTCCGGGTCGCAAGTATCGTCCTGCACAAGCATCCAGTCACTCATCTTCGTGTGGTGCACAATGCCATCATCGTCTGTCCAAACTTTCTTGTGCAGCGGCGGGATCTCAGTGCCAGAGTGCCAACCTGTTTCTTTGCTCATGCTTACCCTGCCTTTCTCTCGCTGGAGGTCTTGACGGTGGTCTCCTGCTGCTTCAGGGCGCTTTGCTTGTAGTCCTCGCCGGTGGCAAGCGTTCCGCTCACGCTCAGAAACAGACTAAAGCCCAGTGCGAACAGCACCCACGGTGCAGCCTTGACGGCCTCGGCCACTTCCCAGCCGCCCCGCATGATAAGCAGGTGGGCAATACCGGTGCTAAGCCATACCAGCACACGCGCAGCACCAACACCCATCAAAAAGGCAGCACCCCAGATTTTAAGATTCTTTCTCATTATCCTCGTCCTCCTCGTTTACCACTCGGCTTGCCAGATCGGCAGCCTTCGTCATTACACGGATCAGCCATGCTTCGGGGTCTGCGCTATTTGCAGCCAGAGCGGCCACCAGCGCAGTGCAAAGGTTTGTTGCGTCTATTCCGATGCAGGTTGTCTCAACCTCCGGGTTCCCATCGTCACCATACTGCACACGCAGGTACGGCTTGACCTTACCGGTCAGACTGCCCTCCTCGCTGGTCGTAATCTTCATGCTGCACCATCCTTTCATGCTCCAAAGCTTACCAGCCTGTTCGACTTGGCCGGATTCTTTTTGGCTCTCTTGGCCCGAATGGCCCATGGTTTGATAAAATAGCCATACATTTCATCAGGCGAAATGCTCAAAAGTTCGCCGATCACAACAATTTCATCCACTGGAAAGGGCGCTTTCCCGTTCAGCCGGTTACTTAACGTTGCCGGGCTATACCCATTCAGCCTACGGGATATTGCCGCCGCAAGCTCTTTCTGGTTGTATCCTTTGCGCTCCATCAGCTGCTGCAACTCAATGTAAGGTTTAATCAGCATCGTGCTCTCCCCTTTCGTTTAATCCGGATTGAAGGTCTGGAACCGGCCATCCTTGCCGTTTTTGAAATCTTGCAGCGCTTTGATCTCCTCCGGGGTGAGGCCGGTATCCTCATACTGGCCGAGTCGCTGCACCAGTTCTTCCTTTTTGGCGGTGCTCCAGTAGCCGGTTTTGATGCCGCTGCACCGCTGGGCCGTCAGTCGTTCCATGTGCCGTCCTCCATTTCAAGCTCCCATTCGTCACAGATAGTCCTGCACACCGGCTTAGTGAAGCCGATCAGATTCTCACCGCGAGCAGCCACCAAAACGGCATCACCAACAATAGGGCCGCTATAAGCGTACAGGTTTGTTGCGCTCATGTTCTCCGGCAGCTGACGCAGTAGCCCTTCCTCGTTGACGATCAGGCAGATGCATTCTACCGGCTCCCGTGTCCAGGTTGGTTCCAAAAAGCTTTCAGTCTCCTCAGCGGGGCCGCCCACCAGCTGCTGCAGGGTGCTTAATTCGCAGGTGTCGCCATCGTCACAAGGCACCAGTCTGCACGGCCCATCCGCCGGGATGAAAATAATATAACTTTCCATGATGTATCTCCTTGTTTGTTCCTCTCTCCTGCGGTAAAATAAACAAAAAACGGAAGGATGTGATAAAATGATTGATTTTGATAATGTGGTTCTGTCGAAAATAGATTTGCTGTACTTAAAAACGGCGAAAGAATCAGATGCTATCTGGCTTGAGCCAGAAAAGGCGGCATGCCTTTTGGAACTCGGATTCATCGAACCGTACTTGCGCTATGGTGGAACCCACCACTTTTCAATTACTCAGGATGGACAGCTGTTTCTGAATTACCAGGAACACCAAGAACAAATTGATAATCGTGAGCAGCGCAAGTGGAAAAAAGAAAACTATCGAGAGTGGATTGGAATTGCAATCTCAGCAGCAATGTCGTTTGCGGCTTTGATCATTTCTTGGTTAGCGCTAAAACACTCATAATAAGCGCAGTTCCATGCATAATAGTTGGTACAAAATACAGCCACCATGGTGGCTTGTGCGTACACATGTAATGAAAAATGGTCCAGCGTTCCGGTTCCAGCGGTTCGCTGGGCTTTTTGTTGTTGTCCATGTGGTTCACCTCCTTGTGTGCACCTCGTTCCTGCGGTAAAATAAAGAAATCAGGAAGGAAGTGCAAAAATGGAAAATGTCGTAAAAGTTGTAAATGGAATCATAAACTGGCTGTGGAATCGTGAAAACGTTACACTTTTGATTGCAATTGCAGGTTTCGGAATGTCTCTGTACAACTTTTTTCGGGCGCTGTGGGATAAACGATGCTCGTTCCGGGTTGACTATGTAAGCCATTACTGCTGTTTATCCAAAAGCGGAAAATATGCGGAGCCTATGTTTCGCTTTAATTTTGTAAATCTGTCCTCTGCTCCGCTGACCGTCGTGCGGATGTTCTTGCTGGTTGATGGTAAGAAATATGAGTTTTTGTTCCCGGAACAGCAGGTTTATCAAATGACTCGCCGCCAAAAGGGCGAAACGATTCAGATCGGAGAAGTTAAATCTCAGAAATTGCCCTTTCGAGTAGAAGGAAAGGGCGCTCTTGGCGGCTATTTTGCGGCATATCTCCCAACCGATATGGAAAAGACCTTTCAATCAGCAGGAAAATGGCAGCTTGTCGTTCAAACCTCGCAAAAGGAAAAAGTGTTTTCAATTGTGGCGGATAAGCCAGGTTACGATATTGAGCAGTATGGATACTGATGCTAAAGCCAACGTGATTTTAGACACTGATGCACCCGCCCCTTTCAGCTTTTTTCTGTTACCACAGCAACATTGCCAGCCCAATCCGTTGTTTCAACAACAGCTTCACACTGCCGTTCCTGTACTGCCAGTACAAGGGCGGCAATTTCTTTGGGTTCGCCAGTGATTTCAATTTTCATCTTGTTCACCTCCTTGTGTGCACCTCGTTCCTGCGGTATAATGAAAAATACAGGAGGAATAAGACGTGAAATACTTTTTGACTGCTTTTTTTGCAATTCTGGCTTACAGGGCTGTTTTTTGCGCATCCGGCTACGCCAGAGTTGTCTATTATGAGAAGAAATACAGAGCGTACTTAACGGATAAGGGAGAATTGTTCACTCTTTACACCGCACCAGTTAAAAAACTGTTCAAGCAGGCTCACATTTCAGCGCCGATGATCCCGTTCAGCGAACCTGTCGGATATGGACAAGTCATGACCGCAAGTGCATCTGTTTTTGACAACATGGCAAACAAACGGCAGGACACGGTCTGCCATATGATGAACAGCTTTATTCAGGCAAAAGGGTATTTTCGGATGAGCCTGTTGGAGTGTTTTTCTCCACTGCACTGGGTTCAGCTGCTTTTCTTTCTTCCTAGTAAACTGTGCGAATACTTGGGTATCTCTAGCGACAAGATTGCAATCAAGGTGTTTCAGCTTGTCTACTGGGTTTTAACTCCGCTTATCCTCTGCTTCCGAAGCCAGCTCTACGACCTCATCATCCAGCTGCTTCAAAAGGCGTAAAATAAACCGACTCAGATAAACCAGCCCTTTGGCATCTACCTTTTCGGCAGATGCCATATTTTTTTGAGCATCCAGCAGATTGTCCAGAATCTTGTCCGTATAAATCTTGCGACGTGTTGCTATCATCCGTATCACCTCCTTGTGATTTCTAAATCTTGCGAAAACTAAAGTTTTGGCGTAAAAAAATAATTGGGAATTTCCGCATCAGGGATTGCGAGGACGCGGCATAAATCGCAGATTTCGGTCTGCGTAAAATCGGTATGACCACGCAGCTTCTTGTTAAGAGTTGTAGGAGATACGCCGATTTTCTGCGCAACAGTGCTCTGTGTCATGCCATTTGCACGCATACTGCCGAGCAGCTTTGAATAATCCAT